ATTGTGGCGCTCCCCATACCAAAAGATGGAGCGGTGCTGGCCTGATAAACTTCCAGGCTATTCCAAACGATAAGGTGGAAGGGATATCGGTCAGGGAGTGTCTGAAGACACCGCCTGGGCGGGTACTCGTATCAGCAGACTTGTCGCAGATCGAACCGCGCGTAATTGCTTACCTAATAGGCGATGCAGACTTTCTCGGTCTAGTCCGTGGAGGGATAGATATATACGAAGCACATGGGCGAGCGTCCAAGCTGTACAACGAGGACGAACCAATGGCCGAGCTTGCCCCTGAGATGAGAAAGCTGTGCAAGGCTAGACTGCTCGGGCTGGGCTATGGATGTGGACCGAAGAAATTTGTCGAAGTAGCAGAAAGCTACGGGGTAAAAATGACTGAGGAAGATGCAAGGAGGCAGGTGCTTCTATATAGAACGCAGAACCCCGATGTCATGCTCACATGGAATAAAATGGAAGATCAGTTCCGGGAGTGGATGAAGGATACTCCCGAGTGTATTACATTTACCACATTGTATGACAGCCCTGTTAGCTACTTCAATGCACACGAGAAAGACGGGGATCTCTACGCCTCAACCGTGCGAGGATATGAGCCGGTAAAAATCTATGGGGCAAGACTGTTCCAAAATATGGTACAGGCAACAGCTAGGCAGATATTTGCAGACGCGCTGATGCGCATCGAAGATGCGGGTCTGCCGGTCTGCCTCCATGTCCATGACTCTGTCACCGTGGAAGTGGCAGAGAATGAAGGACAGGCGGCACTCGACCTTTTAATTCAACTACTAACGAAAGAACCCGATGTCATGCCAGGGCTTCCCTTGGCCGCAGAGGGGGAAATCAAAACACATTACTGATATGAAACAACTGGTGGAATGGTTGGCGTATACGGGCTTCATGCTCCTCGTGATAGGCTTATGGATATATGTGGTCATCGCATTCTTTTGCGTCCTGTTTAACCAAATACCGAGCATAAAACTATGAAGACATTACTGATAGGATTATGCGGACCAAAGGGTGTGGGTAAATCGACCTATGCACGATCCCTCGGTGGAGTGACCCTGTCATTCGCCACACCGATTAAGGAGATGCTCAAGGTCATATTACCCCATCCGATTTGGCTCGATAAAAAGGAAGAACCGATACCTGGATTCCCTGACGAAATAAATGCCCGAAAGTTATTACAGACTCTAGGGACAGAGTGGGGTAGGGAATCCATTTATCCAAACATTTGGGTCGATGCGGCTAGGCGGATGGCCGAGCCTTACCTCGGTAAACGCCTCGTTGTATTCGATGATATCAGATTCCCAAATGAGGCATGGGCGATCAAACGATGGGCAGACTTGTACAGAATATCGTACAAGATAATCCACATCTCTCGGGAAGGCCATGAGATCGATCCTAACGATTCCCATATCTCCGAGCAGGGCATACCTGAACATTTTATAACCGAGTGGGTGACGGTGGATGAGCAACAGGCCGAGTAACTCCATCCGCAAGATGGCAACTGATGCCCGTCTACGGCAAATGCTCAGAGCATTACCCGAGGACCACAGAGGCTACACACAGGATGAGATTGCCCGAAAGGCAGGTGTCGCCAAGCAGACGATTTCCAAGATCGAAAGAGGGGCGATGATGAAGATTACAGAGCAGATCACCCGACTACTCGCAGAGGAATAATATGGCCACCCTCAAAGGAGATTTACGCAGGTTCATCGACAACCTGCCACAGGGATTACTTTCTCACCATGATATCATCCTAAGACTCGCACTAATTATAACCAAGTATACCGATGATGCGAGTGAGGCGGTCAAAGCAGTAGAGCATACCCTGCGTAATGTATCACATCGGCCAAACCAACCAAACGAGGTACGCAACGCAGTAATCGGTGCATACCATAGGCATAAGAATCCAAACCTGCCCACCAATCCAATACAGATAACACCTCCCAATCCATCGCTCAAAGAGAATAACCTGGGCGAGCATGGATTATATGAGAAGTATGTCCTACGGAGTGACCTCATTCCTCAGAATGCGGCCCAGGCGATCTCCAAGCTATTCAGCCCCAACGAATCAATCTTTGTACAGAAAGCAGTAGCCGAGCGTGGAGCATTAATGGCTGTATCCGATTGGATAAACCAGCCCGACCTCGATGACTATCAATTCATCACTTATAACTGCTTTCCCGCTGATGCGGCCAACCGATCCGAGGCACAGGTGGAAGGGCGAAAGTATTTACTCCACGAAACAGACGATCCATCCCTCTCCTTCGAGCAACAGCTTGGCCTGATCAAACGCCTAGAAAACGAGGCCGAGTTAAAGATGATCGTAAACTCAGGAGGAAAGTCTCTACACGCTTGGTTCCATTGGACTCCAGGTAATAAAGCATCGTTCCTCGAACTCTCCCAAAAGCTGGGCGGAGATCCACGATTTAAACTAATGAACCAACTATGCCGGCTCCCTTGGGGAACCCGTAGAAAGGAATGCGAACCATTCCCTGTCAGGCAGGAGGTAATCTTTTGGAAGGATTAAACCAGTTCCTCCTCAAAAAAACCATCGCACGACGGTTTATTAATTTAGGACTGCCTATCCACGATGCCTGTAACTTTGCCGACAAGATGACAGAAGGCACACAGGTGGTAATTGTCCGCGACCCCGATACCCGCTTACCCGATTTTGTAATATTATTAAAACTAGAAAAAGAAGACTAAACACATGGCCTATAAAGAAGAATATCAAACCCCCGAAGTCCTCGCAGATATCGATGCAGTCGATCAATGGCTAACCTCAAAAGGTAAGATCGAATACCCCACAGCATCCACCGATGATTCCACATCATCCTATTCCGTGGCTATCGATGACCCGCTACCAGCACCCAAGTTCCTATCCCTCTCACAAATGATGAGCCACAACAACGATCCTATGCCAAAACAGGTAATCGAGGGCATCTTACACAAAGGATCAAAGATGATCATATCAGGCTCCTCCAAGGCGGGTAAAACACTATCCCTCCTACACCTTGGCCTTGCCGCCGCCAACGGGTCAACCTGGTTAGGCCACCGCACGGCAACCTCCAAGGTAATCTACCTAGACTTTGAACTTAAAAAGCGAATAGCCTCCCGCCGAATAGCCGAGATGGTAAACGCCAACCCACAATACAATCCAAACAACCCAAACTTTCTATACTGCTCACTCCGTGGCCAGTCCCGTACCCTCGAAGACCTCGTACACCACATAGAAGACCTCGAGGATTACCAGCCCGACCTCGTAATAGTCGATCCATTCTATAAGCTCGCCACAGGTGCAGATGAGAACGATGCCGGTGCAATCGGGGAAATAGTAAACCGTATGGAGAAGTTCTCCGAGCGCCTAGACTGCTCATTCGTCTATGCCCACCACTTCTCAAAGGGAAACAAGTCTGACACAGACCACATTGACCGGGCAAGCGGGTCAGGCGTGTTTGCCCGAGATCCCGATGCTATCCTGACCCTTACACCCCACGAAGAAGAGGATCACCTGGTCCTCGAAGCCACCCTCCGAGACTTCCCAACTCCATCCCCTCAAGTGGTAGAATTTTCATGGCCAAACTTTATCCATAAGCCCGATATGGAACCTAAATTAAGAAAACCAGGGCAGACGAAAGAATCGAAAAGATTAAACGATAAGCTCACCACAGCCCTCATCGAACTACTAAAACCTAATTCAATTATGGGTCTAAATAATCTCCGAGATAAACTTGAGGAGAAAACAGGGGAGCAAATTCACCCAGATAAGCTCCGAAATCTAATCAAAAAGACTAAAAATATTAGTGAACTAAAGACTCAAAAAGGTAAGAAAAACATTTACTCTTATACCGAGTAATAGCTGTCTCAATTCTACCTCAAAACTAGTAGTAAACGCCTTATATATACAACGACTACTAGTACTAAAAGGCTAGAGGTAGTAGTTGCCCGCCCTGCCGGGCACAACTACTACACTTACCTAGCCATAAAGGCGATTACTACTCAGATTATTCAGCCAATAGATTTACATCGGGAGAACAGATGATCGGGAGAGGAGAATACATCGATTGAAAAGAATGACCTCAGAAGGCTTTAGGTTCGCAAAGATGAGTCAGAAGACTCGAGGGATAAGGAAAACGCTAAATAGGGTACTCTACTGGGCTTTAAATGCTATTACAGGGATATTAACTTTATACATCTGACACAGCCCAACAGCCAATCCAAAGATTGCAGGTCAGGCGGTCAGGCGGATGATAATCTCAATTAAGGCAAAGCAGAGATCCATAATCATATCCCGCTCTAAGAAAAAGAAGAACAGGGCGATTATCCAACGCCATTCATGCTGAAGGTTCGACATCGCTCACCTCTGCTTCAATGACCTGCTCATTCTTTAGGTTCGCAAGCTCGGCTCGGATCTCATCCAGGCTTAAAGATTTCTTCACCTCGATGGTTTGGGTAGGCTCACCTTCGTACTGGCGATGCTTATCGATTAGGATACCTGTAGCTATTGGGAGGACTCCGTTGGGTATCTCATCGTCCTGGAGCTTCGTTATGAGCTTTTCCACGGCAAGATGAGTCGCAGTACCTATTAAGGCTCTCAAATGCTTTTTAGACTCCTTTAGGGTATCTCCTTCACGAGATTTGACTATGGCTATCGTATGAGGAGAAACCTTACAGGTTTTACATATCTGTTTGATGGTCGATCCCTCTGCCAACATCTTAACGACCATCGCATAATCCTGTGGCCGTTGATCGAAGAACTTTTGACCCGTAAAGATATTAGGGCAGGCTTCCTCGACCTTTAGATTTGCCGGTAGGTTCTCAGCTTTTTGGTACACCCTGGGTCTTGTAGTCGGCATATAAAATCAATCGGTGAGATAATTTGAGAAAGTATTCTCAATAAGCCTCGAGGCAAGCCTAATTAGACATAATCATTCTTAGGCGAACCTGATAAAAAATCAGATTTTTTACGCATACTAATATATATCAGCTACTTACGGCACACTTTTAATATTACCCTAAATAATTTTTATTACATTTTTTCCAAAAAAAGAGGGGGGGAGGGGGTCCGGCCAACCTGGCCGCCGGCCGCCGCGACCGATTAGTAGCCACAAAAAAATTTCAACAAATTGCCCGCCCCGAGGTTACTCGCCTGCCCGCATCTGCTATAATCGGTCATGCCACTAGAATGGTCACCGCATCCCGCCATCCCGCCTCTCAGCAAGTCCGAGATGCTGCGGATGTCGCCTGAGAAGATTCTCGCTTATTGGGAGACCAGGGAAAAGGCCATTAAGGATGAGAAGGATGACCCTTATAGGTGTGGGTTTGAACTGGATACATGGAAAAGAGCAGACGATCAGCTTAAATCGCACCAGGAAATCCTCGTTATGGGCGGCAACCGGGCAGGAAAGTCTGAATGGGCGGCTAAAAGGGTAGTCCAATGCCTCGTAGAGAACCCAGGAACGATCATATGGTGCTTAACTGAAACATCGGCCAATAGCATTCAGTTCCAACAGAAGCTAATATTTAAGTATCTGCCTAAAGAATTGAAGTCACTAGGGCGGGGTAAAGTCGGATATGTCATGTATTCGCTTAGAAATGGATTTACTGCTGGCAAATTCACTCTGCCTAACCGCTCAGAATGTATTTTTCGTAATTGGTCGCAGGATATTAGTACGATTGAAGGTGGAGAAATCGGCTGTCCGCAAGAGCCGGTCAACGGCACCCACAACATTGGGTACTGGGCGGACGAATTGGTGCCAATGCCGTGGGTGGAGACTCTTCGTTTTAGAACTGTGACCCGAAATAGTAAGGGAATTATATCCTTCACCGCTGTGGACGGGTGGAACTCGGTAGTAAAGAGTATGCTTACGGGTGCAAAGACTGTGGAATCGGCAAAAGCCGACCTTTTGGATGGTGAGGAGGTTCCCCTCGTTCAACAGCCCTTGCGGAAAGCCTCTAGTGTCGTTTATTTCCATACTGCGGCCAATCCGTTTGGCGGTTGGTCGGCCATGAAGACGCAACTGGAGGGGGAGAAGAGGGAAACCATCCTTTGTCGGGCGTATGGAGTGCCTGTTAAAGCGTCAAAGACTGTGTTTCCTGCCTTTTCGGACAAGAATATCGTGCAGGCTAAGGATGTACCTGTCATGGCGGACGATGCGGATGCCTCGTGGGTATTATCGATCGACCCTGCTGGGGCAAAGCCCTGGACGATGGTATTATTTGGGATTGATCCTCATGGGGTAGCCTGGGCGGTTAAGGAGTTTCCTGACTTTGATAGTTATGGTGGATGGATTGATTTGACTAAGGGGGACAAGGTTAGCCCAGGCGAGGCCGCCCAACCGAATGGGTTTGGCCTGAAGGATTATGCGGAGGTCATTCGGAGAATGGAGGGTGATCGGATGGTGGATCGTATCATCGACCCTCGTTTGGGAGCGGCGAGCTATCAGAAGTCGGAAGGATCTTCTAATATTATTGATGATTTAGCGGATGAGGGCTTGCCGGTAAACCCTGCGGAGGGATTGGACATCGAGACTGGCTTGCAGGCGATTAATAATTTACTGGCATGGGACAGGACGAAGGAGATGGGATTGGATAATCACCCAAAGCTGATGATTTCGGATGATTGTCAGAACCTAATTGCCTGTATGCAGGAGTATCAGATTGGTGATTTAAAAAATCCCGCCAAGGACATGGTTGACTGTGTTCGTTACTTCGCTGTGGGGAACTTTGAATATTTTGATGCAGATGAACTAATTGCAACTGGAGGAGGGGGATATTGATGAAAGTAAATAAGGTGATGCCTGGGCATCGTAATCAGATTGTATTGTTAAGGCAGGCTGGGGAGACTTGGCCGAAGATCGCCAGGGCTGTTGGCTTTAGTCGGGCAACGGTTCAGCGGGTATACAAGGAGGAAAGGGAGAAGGAGGAGTTGCCTGTGGTTGAAGAGGTAAAGCCTAAGTGGGAGAAGGCTCGTGTATTATCGATGGTCCCGAATCCTCGTTTAATGCGGATATACTTTGAGGATCGTGAGGAGATTGGAATATGTGTGAAGAAGCCGAATTACAATCACCCTCCAAAAAGTGAGATTTTGGTGAAGAAGGTGGAAGGTGAGGAGAAGCTGTACAGATTGGTCTGAGTCCCGCGAGGAGACGGACAGGCGTATCGATGCAATGCTTCGGGAGTTAGTGGTGGAAGAAGGATTGGAATGTTTGAGGCATGGGCAGGAGGGCCGTGCATACACTTTACAGGAGATCGCAGACTTTGTGGGCGTGGGGAAGGATACGATTGATCGCATACAGAATAGGGCGATGAGAAAATTGAAGAAAAAAATGTTAAACTTGAGGGTTAATTAATTATGGAAAACGAGATACAGGTATTTGAGAACAAGGCGGATGTGGATGCCTTGAAGGAGGAGTTTGAACGGGCAAAAGCGAATTTAAGCTGGTGGATGGATAAAGCCGAGGATGCTCGGGAGGTTCGTTTTAACGAATGGGCGGGAAAAGCTGGGGATGGCAAGAAGCATGGCCCTGAAGCGTTCCCATTCGATGGGGCAAGTGACCTCGATCCTAATCTTATCAATCCATTAATTGACGGGGATGTGGCTACCTTGGTGCAGTCTTTAACTAAAGCAAACTTAGTCGCCGCCCCGGTAGAATCGGGCGACATTGCATCGGCCAAGCTGGTGAGCGAGTTTTTGCGTTGGCGTATGGGTACGATGGATGAGCTTATGCGGGAGGCATCGATAGGTGCTAATTATTTACTGCAGAATGGACTTACTTTCTTTGGTACATACTGGAAACAGGAAAAGACTCGGAAGTTTGAGCCGATAAGTTTGGAGCAGATTGCCCAGCAATCGCCTGAATTGGCTATGGCCATACAGGACCCTGATATGAAAGAGGGGGTAGAGGAGATGTTTTATCCCTTATTTCCCAAGCTGAAGAAGCGTAGGGTCAAGCGTATGGTAAAGGAACTTCGGGAGACAGGTGAGACCGAAATTCCGACCGAAAAAGTGGTCGTTAATCGTCCCGCAGTTAAAGCGTATGAGTTAGGCAGGGAATTGATCGTGGACAGCAATGTGATCGATTTAGAGAGTGCCAGGTCAATACATTGCCTGCATTACTATACGCCTGAAGCCCTAAAGCAGAAGGTCAATGAGGGATGGGATGCCAAGTGGATCGATGAAGCTATTGAGAAGGCCAAAGATTTCTACGAAGAGGAAAGATATAGCGACTCCATGATGTCGTATGACTATGGTAATAATTATGGCAGTCAGCACTACGAGGGATTAATTAAGGTAATTACTACCTATCGTAAGGAATTGGACGAAGATGATGTGCCTGTGGTTACCAAGACCTGCTGGACCGAGGAGATGGAAGAGGCTGGGTTCCATGAACCTGTCGGGTACGATGAGGGAAGGTATCCATTTGTATGTATCACGAGAGAGCATTTAAACCATCGTTTATTGGACTCTCGCGGATACCCTGAGTTGCTGAAGAGTTATCAGATTGCGGTAAAGACAGAGATGGACAGCCGCAGGGACCGTGCATCGATGAGTACCCTGCCTCCTATCGAGCATCAGATTGGTAGACGGCCCGAGCGTATAGGCCCAGGTGCTACCTTGGCAGTAAGAAGGCGTGGAGAGGTTGGATTCATGGAGATCCCTCGCTACTCACCGGCATCGACTGAGGTGGAGATGCAACTTCGGCAACTGGCTAACCGCATCACCGGCCGAGCGACTGGACCTGACGATGCTGTGGAAGCAAATATGCTCAAACAGCACCTGGTGAATTGTTGGCTTACAGGATGGAAGGAGATCCTCAAGCGTGTATGGTGCTTGGATCGTACTTACTCGGGTCCAATGATTTGGTTTCGTGTTACGAATAACGAGCAGGGTGCGCAGTTAATTTTAGATGAAACTGCGGAGTTATATGACTTCAATATTTCATGGAACTCGATGAATGCAGACGAAAGCAAAGTAATCGAGAAACTGGATACTGTGGGTAAGCTGATGGCGACTTACGATAGGCAGGGAATCAGTAGATTCGACATCTATCTCCGCAAGGTATTGGAAGCAATCGATCCAAACCTCGCATCCCAATTAATCATGCCTACTCAGGAGGCCACAACGAAGGAGATTATTGAAACATCGAACGACATCGCAAAGATCGCATCAGGACAGGTTGTTAATGCACCCGAGAAGGGGGCAAATCCACAACTTAGGTTGCAAGTATTACAATCGTACATCCAAGGCTCTGAAGCGATACCAGCTACCGATGTTCAAGAGAGACTGCAAACGGACGAGAACTTTGCTAAGAGGTTACAGACATATGCTTCTCAGCTAGAGTTCCAACAGACTCAACAGCAGAACGCTAAAATCGGACAGCTAGGGACTGCACCAGGCAATGTACCAGGAACGAGTTTATGAGTATAAATTATAGAGGAATAACTTTCGCAGGGTATTCCAAGCCCAAGAGAACACCCAACCATCCAACTAAATCCCATGTGGTTTTGATAAAGGATAATGGTAAGGACAGAATGATTCGATTTGGCGAACAGGGTGCTAAAACCGCTGGCAAGCCAAAGAAGGGTGAGAGTCAGGCAATGAAGCAAAAGCGTGAAAGTTTTAAAAACAGACACGCCAAGAACATCGCAAAAGGTAAAACCTCTGCGGCTTATTGGGCTAATAAAGTTAAATGGTAATGAAAAAGAAGAAACCTGGATTATGGGCGAATATCGCCGCTAAGAAAAAACGCATCAAAGCAGGCTCGGGTGAGCGGATGAATAAGCCTGGTGATAAGGGCTACCCATCGGCAAAAGCGATCAAAGCATCACAGAAGCCAAAGCGTAAAAAGAAGTGACTATTCAGGACGCAGTTGCCGGTCTGAAGGACTTAACCGAGTTCAAGGCCGTTATTAATTTTATAAAGGAACAGAAAGAATCGTGCTTGGTTGATTTCATGGACTACCAGCACATCGACAGCCCCGAAAAACTTGCCCGACTATCGGGTGAGATTGCCGCCTTTCACCGCATCATAACATTACTCGATGAGAAAGATGACGATAACTCCGCATCAGCAGTTTAAGAACGAGCATCGTGCTTTATTAAATCGTTGGATTGAGGAGTCCGATATTGATGACCTGGAGTTGGCTAAAATTGCGGTAAATGACATCAATGAGTGGTTGGGTGAAGATGTATTGGAGTTCGAGAGTGAGATAGAACTTTCGGACGAAGATGAAGCGGACGGGTAGCCTGTACGAACAGATATTTTTTACTGAAGCTCTCAGGCAGGGGCTTGAGGTATTTGTCCCTTTGGGGGATTATCTTCCACAGGACTGCATCGTAATGAACCAGGCAGGCCGTTCGTTTAAAGTGCAGATAAAAGGCACAGGCGGATTGATGAAAGATAAAAGGGGAGGCATCGGCAGGTACATGGTTACAGCGGCCACAGGGTCGAAGGAGAAAGATCCGATAGACTGCACGAAGGTCGATGTGGTGGTGGTATATATAGAGCCAAAGAATTGCTGGTACTTGATTCCATGCCTTCATTTGACTGGCATTCGTATAAGTTTATGTCCACACAACCCTGATAGTCGGGGTAAATATGAGAAGTTTTTAGAGGCGTGGGATGTGTTTAAAATAAACTGAGAAATGCTTGTTTAAATCTGATAAAATAGTCATTGGCGGGGTGTATCTACTCCGCAGAACAGTACAAGAGAGTGCGAACTCTACAATAAACGCAGAGATTATTATGGCAGAAACAGTTACTAGCGAGGCTCCGGCTGAAACCACGGGAGCAGAAACACAAGCGCAAGGCCCAATGAGCATGGAAGACTTAGCGGCAAGTTTTGTCGATCAGGTTGAACAGGATCAGGAGGCCACTACCGATGAGGCGAAAGCGGAAGTCACCGAGAGTTCTGAAGACGCAGAAGCAGAGGTAGAAGAAGATGTTCTTTCACAGTCTATTTCCGAAGAACAGGAAGAAGATACCGAAGAAGAAGAGGAGGCAGAGGAATCTGACGAGGAGGAAGAAACCATAGAGGAAGAACCCCCCAAGGCAGTAGGTAAGCTCCTAAAGCAGGTAAATAAACTAACTGCACGGGCTAAGTCAGCGGAAGAAACCGCAGAAGCACTCAAGGCCGAGATTCAAAACCTCAAGACCCAAGGCGGTTCTCAACCGGCCAAGCAACCTGAACTGGAGAATGTTCAATCCTATGAGGACCTGAATAAACTTCGCCAGGAAGCACAAGCCGCCAAGAAGTTCGCATTGCAGAATATCGGTAAAGATTATGTAGAAGTCGATGGCAAGGAATACAGCGATGATGATATTCGCAACATTCTTACCCAAGCAGACGAGTACCTTACCGAAAAGATTCCAGCACGGGAGAAATACCTGGCTGAAAAATCGCAATGGCAACAGGACACAATTGCCACTCACCCTTGGTTAAACGAGGATAGTGAGTTAGCAGAAACCCGCCAGGAGTTATTCGGTAATCTTAAAAGTCAGTACAGTCATGTACTCGACAACCTTCCTAATGGTGACTTTATCGCCGCCACTCTCGTAAGAGGGATTGAAGCGATCAAGGCCGACCAAAAGGCAAGCACCGCACCAAAGAAGAAAGCGGTCAAACCCAAGGCTCCACCTCCAACGGATGGAGGCAATGTATCTCCCCCTGTGGAGAACGCCGCCACTCGGAAACAGAAACAGAAAGAATCGATTAAGCGCAAAGGACCACTCTCGGCTAACGATCTAGCCGCTTATCTCAGCGACTAAACTTTAATTATTAAAATTCAAAATTCTTATTTAAAATGGCAATAGCAACTTCCTACGATGTAAATGCTAGTAAAGGTGCAAGGGAAAATTTGGAGAACCTTTTAAAAACGGTTGAACCAACTGAAACCCCTCTTTACAGCACACTCTCACAATCCGCCGCTCCTAAAGCGACACTTAACGAATGGCTCGTTGACAGCCTTGAAAATCCTGACATTTCAGGAGTCGAGGACGGTATTGATTTAACCTTATCGACTGCAAAAAATCTCATCGATTCTCGTGCTAGATTGGCTAACCGAGTGCAGACAATTCGCGACTACTTTGCAGTCTCCCGTCAGGCTGAAATGGTTGATGTAGCTCCTGGTGGATCTCTGTTTGCCGCTTCCAAGGCTAAATCCTTAATTCAACTTAAACGCTCCATTGAAACAGCTATCGGTTCTAGCAACGATCAGGTCGCTGGTGCTTCAGGTGTAGCGAGCAAAATGGCTGGATTGGGTTTATGGAGTGATCCAACCGCACAGGGCAACACTTTCGACTCAACCGCTAAAGAAGCATTCCGTGCAGTAAGTGGTTCCCGTGTATCTCTTGGTTCCTTAACCGAGGATGGTCTTCGTGGACTTCTTCAGTCCGTTTACACCGCTTCCGGCGCTAAAAGTAGTTTCAAATTATTCGCTGGTCCAGCCGTGATGAACAAAATCACCGACTACACTCGTGCGGCTATCAGCAACAATCCTAGCTACCAGTTCACACAAGATGTATCCGGCAAGACACTCATCAGATCAGTTCTGACTTATGTTTCTGATTTTGGTGAAATTTCGATCCTGCCCGATCTATTCTTGGGTAGAGTAGATGGCACTCCTTCCGGCACAGACACCGCTGTAGGCGTAGTAAACACCGACCGTGCTTACCTCATTCCTGACGATGACACCGTTTCCTTGAAATTCTTGGAAGGTATCTCCGTAATGGAACTGCCCGACAACGGTGGCGGAAAGAGAGCTTTCTGCGAGGCTATGTTGACCCTTCGTGTCGGCAATCCACGCGCTCTTGGTTCTA